GACCTGCGAGAGAAGGCGGCCGGCAGGGGAGGCAGTCAGGTCGAGCTGCTCAATGCGGCTCGGATCGAGGAGTCAACGGTCAAGGCGGCCAACGGCCGACTGGCCTATCACGAGAAACTCGGGACGCTCGTCCCCACGGCTGACGCAACGCTCGCACTCAGCGACTGGGCCAGCTTCGCCAACCGCGAGTACCAGAGCGGATTCGAGAAGCTGATTCAAGAGCTGGAGAACGGCCTGAAAGTCAGCATCGACCGAACCATGGTGGCCCGCATTGCTGAATCTACAGTCGGCCGAATTGGAGGCTATGCGGATAAGCTTGGCCGGCGCCTTGCTGGAGGCCGGCAAGCAATTCAATCCGCCGAAGCAGATAGCGACAGCTGAATACCTGTCGAACGAGTTTTATCTGCCGCCCGAATCGGGCGTGCTCAGCGGCCTCTACGATTTCTATTACACCCCTTATTTCCTTGGTGTAGCCGCTGCGCTGGATGACCCAGCTGTCAATGAAATCGTCTTGATGAAGGCAGCCCAGATCGGCTGGACCTACTTCATGCTTGGTTTCATCTTCAAGCGTGTGCAAGGCCAGCCCATGCCGATCATGGTGCTGTTCGCTAAAGAGGGTGACGGTAAGAGCTTCCACGATGAGAAGCTGGTTCCAGCTGTCAACGCCAACCCGCAGATCGGGCGGCTTATGGACGTTTCCACGGCCAAGAAGCAGGGCAACCGCTGGAACCACAAGTCATATGCCGGCGGCTTTCTCAAGCTGGTCGCCTCCAACTCGCCTGGCAACGTCAAATCGACTTCATCGGTGGGCCTGGCCATCGTCGAAGAACCCGACGACACCAGCGATGACGTGAAGAAACAGGGCGACGCCATCGGCCTGCTTGAAGAGCGCGTCAAGCGCTACCCCGGCGCCAAGTTCGTTGTCGGCGGCACGCCATCGCTCAAGGGGTTTTCCAAGACTGAGCAGCGCATCGAGCAGAGTGATCGCCGAGTTCTACCGATCGCCTGTCACGAATGCGGCGAATCACACGTGCTGGACTTCCAATACATCAGCTGGCTCGAAGCTGACCATGATGCCCAGCCGCACGAGATCTACGGGCGTGCCCTGCCAGATACAGCCGTCTACGCCTGTCCGCATTGCGGCAGTACATGGGACGACTATCAGCGAAAGGAAAATATTCGAAATACCGTCTTCGGAGCGTTTGAGCGAGGCGACCCGTTACGTGGGTGGGTACCGACGCGGCCCTTCCACGGTAAGGCAGGGTTTGAAGAACTGAACGAGCTTTACGCCTGCCTGCCTGGCACAACGCTCGGGGGCCTGGTCCGCGAAAAGCTGGCGGCGGAAAAGCTCGCCGAGAGTGGCGATCTCAAGCAGATCATCAAGTTCGTCAACCAGAAGCAGGGTCGGCCGTACGAGTACAAGTCCGACCTGCCTGACGCAGAAAAGCTGGCCGAGCGTGTCGAGGAGTACGCCGAGCTGCGTGTTCCTGCTGGTGGGCTGATGCTCACCCTTACCGTGGACGTGCAGCACGACCGTATCGCGATCATCCTGCGGGCTTGGGGCCGAGGCGAAGAATCCTGGCTCATTCTCTGGACCGAAATATCCGCTCAAACGGGTACGTCGGACAAGAACGACCCGGTGTGGGAAGAGCTTGATCGGCTGCTGTTCGGCGTCTACGAACACGCCAAGGGTTATCGGCTGCGCATCAGCGCGGCCAGCATCGATGCTGCGGACGGGCAGACGAACGACGCGGTGTACCACTACGTCCGTACCCGCAGGCAGCGGCTATCCAAGCTGCTGGCGATCAAGGGGGCCACCACGCTGGACGCGGAGATCCTCACCGCCCCGCGCAAGATCGACCTCAACACCAAAGCCACCAAAGCAGCGAAGTACGGCCTGCAGGTCTACATGGTCGGCACCAACAAGGCCAAGGACCTGCTGGCCGAGCGCCTCAAGTTGACCGGTCACGGACCAGGCCGGATGCATACCTATGCAGGCGTGAGAGCCGATTACTTCCCGCAGATGTGCGCCGAGGTGAAAGCGCCAAGTCGACGGCATGCGGGCAAGAAGGTCTGGCAACCGAAGGCTGGCGCGGCCCATGAAGCATGGGACTGCGAGACGTATCAGATCCACCTGGCTCGCTACCTGCGATTGCACCTCAAGTCGCCCGCCGACTGGGATGCCGTAGAGGCTGGATTGATGCAGCCGGACCTGCTTGCTGACACTGATGTGGTGCCGGTAACCACGGTCGACAACCTGCCAGCTGCACAAACCACGACCACAAAACCAGCGCCCTCGCTGGCGGAGCTGGGGCGCATGATGAACGGAGACGATTGATGGCAACCCTGCAGCAACTCACCGAGGCACGCGACGCGCTGCACCTGCTCATCACCGGGCAAGGCATGGTGCGAGTCCAGCGTGACGGGAAAATGGTCGAGTTCACCCCGGCAAACCGCCGAGACCTGGAAAGCTACATCACCCAACTGGAGGGCCAGCTCGGCGTCGGCGCGCAAGCCCGGCGGCGGCCGGCACGTGTGATCGCATGAGCAACTTGCAGATCCTGGCGCCGAACGGCCTGCCGGCGCGAGAGCAACTCAGCACCTGGCAGGGCGCCGGTGGCGGCTTCGGTGGCCAACTGGAGCGGTGGCAGCCTCGGCTGCAAACCGTCGACGCCGCGTTGTTGCCGAACCTGAAGTTGGGCAACGCCCGCGCCGAGGACGTGACGCGTAACAATGCGTTCGCGGCCAACGCCGTGCAGATGCACATCGACAATATCGTCGGGCACCTCTTCCGGCTCAGCTACAAACCCCGGTGGCGCCTGCTGGGCATCAGCGACGCTGACGCCCGGGCGTTCGCTCAGGATGTCGAGGCCTGGTGGTTCGAGTTTGCCGAGGACCCGGTCGGCTGTTGGCTGGATGTCGAGCGAAAGCGCACCGCAACGATGATGGTCCGCGAAGCCGTTGGCACCCATACCCGCTTGGGTGAGGTCTCGGCCGCGGCTGAGTGGGTCGAGCGTCGGGGCACCCCCATGCGAACGGCTGTTCGCATGGTGAGCCCCAAGCGAATCGGCAACCCGGGTGATCGCTCTGATACCACCAACCTGCGCGGCGGTGTCGAGTTCGACCGCAACGGTGTGGCCATCGCCTATCACATCCGACAGCTCAGCACCGGTGGCCTTGGCTTGGGGAACGGTTACGCAAGCGAATGGCGCCGTGTCGAGCGAGAGGCTGCGAACGGCCGGCTCAAGTTCATCCATGTCTTCGAGCCAAGCGAGGATGGGCAGGCCAGAGGGGCCAACCAGTTTCTGTCGGTGCTCGAGCAAAGCCACATGCTGCCCAAGCTGCAGCACACCAAGCTGCAGAACGCGATCGTCAATGCGATGTATGCCGCGACGATCGAGAGCGAGTTAGGTAATGAAGCGGCGCTCGAGCTGATCGGCGCTGGCGAGGAAAGCATTACCAAGATCGCCCAGTACATGATGGCGGTGAACAGCTTCAACAGCGGCAGCAAGCTTTCCCTCAACGGCGTGAAAATCCCGCACCTCTGGCCCGGCGAAAAGCTGCACCTGCAAACCAGCGGCAACGTGGACAACGGGTTTGCCGATTTCGAATCGAGCATCCTCCGCTGGATGGCGGCCGGCCTCAACGTGCCTGTAGAGCCATTTTCAAAGGACTACCGACAGAGCACCTACAGCAGCGCTCGCGCGTCGATGATGGAAGGTTGGCGGTACTACATGGGGCGCCGCAAGGTTATCGCGGCCCGCTTCGCCACCCATCTGTTTGTACTGGCGTTCGAGGAGGCGCTGCAGCGTCGGCTTTTGAAGCTTCCACGCAACGCCACGCGCGGGTTCTACGAGGCGCGTGCCTCATGGTGCAACTGTGAATGGATTGGTGCTGGGCGCCTGGCAATCGACGGTCTCAAGGAAGTGAAGGAGGCGGTACTGCGTATCGAATCCGGCCTGAGTACCTACGAGAAGGAGCTGGCGCTGCTGGGTGAGGACTACCAGGAAACCTTCGCGCAGCAGGTGCGCGAGATGAACGAGCGCCGCGAGGCCGGCCTGCCGCCGCCGAGCTGGATGCAAGCCCAGGCGTTGGCCCCGGATCAGACTGAGCCAACCGAATAGGACCCCACATGAACTATCCACAAATTGCCAGCCGGGTGCTGAACACACCCCTGTTGCTGGAGCCGGCCTATGCGCGCGTTTTTTTCAGTGCGCTGGGCTCCCGGCTCAACATCGCCGAACTCA